TGGGTCGTTCACGAAAGGAACGTTTGTTCAATTCGATCGTGATGGCCTAGATCAAGGTCAAAAGAATATTCTTTTTGGCCTGGTCGACAGTTCTACTGGTATAACCGGTAAAACTATCCAAGGATTTGGACGGCTTTTCCAGAAGATGGGAAGTCGATTTAAGTCCAGTCGGGGGCACAGGTAACTGATGCCCACCTAATGAGCTTCGGCTCTTGACATAGGAGATACAGACATGCCAGTTTGGGCAGATTCGCTGTCGCTGTCGGATGGTGCGACCACACCGGTTACCCAGACGTACGTTCGTGACACCGTTGGCCAAGATGAAAATTCTTGGGTCAATGACACGGCGCGCGTTCTCGGGAATGCGGAGATTCTTCGCATCCGGAGAAAGCTCCTGAGCGTGAAAGAAGGCGCGGTTATTGTGCCAATGGCACAATTGAACTTTCAGTGGACGTCGAGAGACGCTACTGACCCGTCCGCCACGGTCTTCAATCTCACTATGAGGATTCCAGTCTCCATACAGGCGAACACAAGTGCCGCCCGCAAGAAGGTCAAAGGTTTCATCACCGGAGTCCTGGGTGGTATGGTCGCGGCGGATCCCGCAAGGGATAACTTCGCGGCCTGTCGAATCTTCTAAGATTCGGCCCTTCGTGTCTTCAACTTCGGTTGAAGCTGGTAATCCTTAGACGAGACGGGCATCATAGATGCCTCGCAGCTCTAGGGACTCGAGCTCCTTCGTTTTTGGGTTTATCCCGACCTCGAGAAGTTCGAACGTGAGCCACATTAGGTTCACATTGGTCTGAATTTCGATCGGAAAGTACTCGTACAACCGATCGACATTCCCATCCCGGCACGCAGCAAGGAAACTACTATGCTGCAGCAAGAGGTCTTGCGGGCCCTCAGTGCCGACGTTGAGAGGCTTTCTGGGCTTAGTCTTGCCGGAGACATCCACTGTATAAGTGGTGCGACCGGCACGCGGGAGGCCGTTAAGGCCGCCCGTGGTCAAAGCAAGTGTTCCGACGAGCCATCTTATGGCGACTTGGACCGTTTGCATTCTGTTCTCCTTCGGTCGTTCGAATCAGGACGACTGCCATGCGCACAAACGGTCTTTCGTGGACTGTTTAACCGTGTGTACGAGGATTCAGGACAGATTCGCCCATTCCCGGACATCCGAGCGGCTTCGTCTCTGTACCAATTTGCTTGTCTGTTCTCCAAACTTGACGGAGACATGATTAGTGATGGTATGAAGCGAGACGCTTGTGATCGTTTCTATGGAGACGACACGGCGACATGTTCAATCGACTCTGAGACGGAGCGGTTAGCAAGTGAGATAATATCAAACGTGCTAGCCCATTTCCGTTATCCTGTCGAAGGTCGCCATGGTCCGGGAGCTGTTGCTGAGAGTGGCGTACGTCGTCGTCTTCGTGGCATAAAGTATGCCACACTCGACCATGATGTTTTACGCCGCCACTTCGTCGGTGGGTATATTTGCCCATCGACCCCCTCCGTCACGACAGGGCGTACGTCTGCCCTGCATTTCGTTCCGAAATCTCGGACGAAGTGCCGTATCATTTGCGCTGAGCCGACTACACTGCAGTTTTTGCAGCAAGGGTACGGCCTCGCGCTAGAAAGATGTTTTGAAGCTTCACCGCTTTGCAACATCCAGATACGTGACCAGTCTGTCAACGCATCGATTGCTCTAGAGTCGTCAGGACATCGTTATTATGCGACGCTTGATCTCTCTAGTGCGAGTGATCGTCTCAGTCTGGACTTGGCGAGTAGACTCCTTCCTTGGGGTTTATTTGCTAAGCTTTGTGACGTGCGTAGCACGGCTACGCGGGTGCCCGATCCGAGAGGTGAGAAACTGGTTGAGCTGAGGAAGTTCGCTAGCATGGGTAATGCTACTACGTTCCCGGTTCAATCTCTCATCTTTTGGGCGCTCATGGTTGCACTAAGAGTGCAATGTGGGGAG